AAGCGCGGGGCAATGCACGACAAGGAAATGTGGATTGCAGGCGATAGCGCGGTGGAACAGGGGTTCGCAGATGAACTTCTGAGCGCTGATCAACTCGACACCGCGCTGTCGAATGCCGCTGATTTGGGCCTGGCAGCGATCCGTAAACTTGACCTGATGCTGGCAAGCGGCATCCGGGCTTCGAAATCCGAACGGCGAGAGCTTCTCGCCGCGGCAAAGGGGGGCAAGTCTGGCGCTGCCCTGACCGGCATGTCTGGCGCTGCCGTTAGCGATTGGGCGCAAGAGGCGCTCAACAAACTGAAAACTCTCTGAGGAAAACGACTATGAAAAAGCTGATGATGCCCGCCATTCACTTGGCGGCAATGCAGACGCATGTCCCGGTTGCAGTGATCGGTGGCGTGCGCAACGACGCCGCGCCCGGTGATACCGAGGCGATGCTCAAAAAGGTCAGCCAACAGCTTGACCAGATCAACGGCGAAACCAAGAAGGCCGCTGAGAACGCACTGAGCGAGGCCAAAAAGGCCGGCGAAGTCTCGGGAGAAACGAAGGCCACAGCCGACAAGCTGCTGAACCAGCAGACCGAGCTGAGCAATGCAGTCAAGAAGATGACCGACGAGCTCGAAGGCGTGAACCAGAAGCATTTGGATCTGGCGCAAAAGATTGCCGACGGTCTTCCGGGTAATAAGACCAGCTGCGTCAAATCTCTCGGCCAAGCGGTTATGGAAAGCCATGACAAGATCAAGGCGTTTAACGGCGGTACACTGTCGCTGACGGTCAACAATGCGATCACTACGGCGTCTGGTTCCGGCGGCGGTTTGATCTTCCATGATGAATAGCGTGATCCTGTTAGTATGCCTAAGCGTCGTCTGCATGTGGGTCAGACGCTCACTCAGGGGCGTACGGCTTCGGATTTGGTGATCTACCGCAAACAGGTGATCCGTACCAATGCTGCAGCGCCGGTGGCCGAGGGTGGCACCTATCAGGCTTCGAGCTATGGCTGGGATAAGGCAACGGAACAGGTCAAGAAGATTGGCCATGTGACCCATGTCTCGGAAGAGGCCTTGTCGGATGCCGACCAACTGCAAACCGAGATCGACGGCGAACTTCGTTACGGTCTCGATCTTGAAGAAGAAAACCAGATCCTTGCGGGCGATGGCACCGGCGAGAACCTCTCGGGCCTTTTGACCGAGGCGCCGGCTTTCGTCGCAGCTGCAGGTCTTCCGAATGCCACGCGCATCGATCGCCTTCGTTTGGCGATCCTGCAGGTGACGCTCGAAGACTACATTGCCTCGGCCATGCTGATGAACCCGCTCGATTGGGCGGCAATCGAACTACTGAAGGTTTCGGGAACGGACAACCGGTATGTCTGGGGCAATCCTGCCACCGGGAATACGCCGATGCTCTGGGGCAAAGACGTGGTGGACACCAACTCGATGACCGCTGGCGAATGGCTGGTTGGTGATCTTGCAATGGCAGCCACCTACTATGACCGCTCGCAGGTCGAAGTTCTGTTCTCGACCGAGCACGGCACCAACTTCATCGAAGACATGGTCACGGTGAAGGCGCGCAAACGGGCCACCATGGCCAACAAGCGCCCGCTGGCAATGGTGCAGGGCGACTTCACCTTCGTCTGATCGGCCTTCTGACAATGGGCGGCGCAGCATTTGATCTGCGCTGCCTTTTTCCTCAATAGGAGATGGACATGTTTATCCATGTGAAATCGACGCGGCATACCAAGATCGGCACTTTGCGCCGTGGTATGGTTTACAGCCTCGACGACAAGAACACGGCGGCACAGGCCGTCGTGGCCGCGCATAGCAAGGGCGACAATCCAGCTGTGAAGAAGATCACTGAGAAAGAAGCGCAAAAGCTTGCTGCCAAAGTGGTTTCTCTCGAAGCGCAGGCCGAAGAAGCAGGGCCCGATATCAGCAGCGATGCTGAAGAGATGGCTGCTCAGTTCGAAGCGATGACGGCTGCTCTGACCAACGCGCAGGAAGGCCATGCTACCGAGGCGGCAAAGGTCGTGGAACGTGATGCTACGATTGAACAACTCAAGGCACAGTTCGAAGCGATAACGGCTGCTCTGACCGACGCGCAGGAAGACCATGCTGCCGAGGTGGCAAAGGTCGTGGAACGCGATGCTACGATTGAACAGCTCAAGTCGCAGATTGCAGAGCTGACTGCATCGGCTCCGAAAACCGACGCCAAGAAGTAAGTAGGGAGCGTTCTGCATGGCTTTGACGGTCACTGATCTAAAGGCGCATCTCAAGGTCGATTTTGACGATGATGACGCAGAGCTTGCGCGCATGCTCACTGCGGCGTCTCTCCATGCAGAGCGTTACCTGCGGCGCGATCTGGCGACGGATTATCCCGATGGGATACCAGAACCGGTCGAAGTCGCAATTTTACAGCATGCGGCCAGCATGTATCGCTACCGTGAGGCAGGCACGACCGGTGCGGTCTCTGAGGTTCCGATGGGCTGGAAGGATCTGCTTTCGACTTATCGGGTGTTCATGTGAGTGGCGCTGGTGCACTGACTCAATCGATAGCGTTCGATTCCCCTCAAAGTAGCGTCGGGCCAGGTGGCGTGATTGTCATCAATTGGCTTCGTCAGCATTCTTGCCGCGGTAAACTGATCTATCAGCGCGGTAGCGAGGTGGTCGAGGCCGCACGGTTGGAAGGGCGACCGATTTACAAGGTGAAGATACGCTCCTGCGTGGCTGCACGCGCGATCACGACGGATTGCCGGATGATCGACCTGCACCGGGCTGACACGGCCTATGCGGTGATCGAAGTGGACGCGATCACAGACCCGATGTGGGTCTACCTGGTGGTCGAAGGAGGGAAGGCAGCATGAGCGCGGACGTAGCCCTTCAAGATGCCGTTGTTGCGGCGCTGCTGGCCGATGCTGATGTCGCGGCATTCGTTGGCGATCGGGTCTATGACAATGTGCCCACCGGTGCGACCTATCCGTATGTATCGCTTGGTCCATCGCAGGCAGTGAGCGACGATGCCGAGTGCATTACTGGCGAAGAGAACTTCCTGCAGCTCGATATATGGACACAGGAAGGCGGATCGAAACGCGGCGCAAAGGTCATCTGCGTGGCGGTGAAGAAGGCGCTTCACAATGCCTCTCTGGCGCTGGCTGTTCCGGTCGCGCTCGTGCTGGTGGAGGTCGAAGACATGCGCGTGATCGGAGATCCGGACGAAAAGGTCGCACACGGGATCGTTTCGCTCAAAGCGATAACGGAGGGCTGACCCATGGTGCAAGGCCTCGGCGAATTTAACAAGCGATGGGGTGCGATACCGAAGGCCGTTCGTCTCGCTGCGCAGACTGCTCTGGGGAAGGGGGCGACAGTGCTTGTCGCCGACATGAACAAGACCAAGCCGATACAGGCAATTCGGGTCGGCTGGCCGTGGGGAGAGGCCCCGACAGGCTCGCTCGCGCTCGGCAGCTATGGCGAGCCTGGGCAGTCGCTTCGCATCACGATTTACGCGACAGCCACGACTGCAGATGGGGCCTTCCCGGCAGTTGCTCGGTGGTTCGAGTTTGGCACATCCGAGCGCCGCACGAAGAAGGGTGCATATCGTGGCAGGATCGCCGCGCACCCATATTTCTATCCCGTTTACCGCGCCAGAAAGCGGCGCGTGAAGTCCCGCGTAACCCGCGAGATCAACAAAGCTATCAAGGGCATCTAACCCACGAGGCAATCATGAAAATCAGAATGAAGCGCGCCGCTGATCACCGGATCAGCTCGGCTCTCTCACAGCATTTCGAGGACGGTCACGAATACACCGTGCCGCGAAAGACCGGGCAGGCTCTGATCGATCAGGGCGCTGCTGAACTTATCACCCAGAAGAAGGAGGCCAACGATGGCTGATCCCGATACCACCACTCGCCTTATCATCCAGCTGGGTGACGGTGGCGAGCCCGAGACTTTCAGCTTCACCTGTGGTGCCAATACGTTTGGCATAACGCTCACCAACAACCTCGGCGAAGACACGGTGCTGGATTGCGCCGACCCGCTCGATGTTCCGGCCAAAATCATGCGCTACCTGGAGAGCCAAGACACGTCGGCGACGATCTCCGGCAAGGTTGCCAAGAGCGCGTTCCCAACGTGGCGCGCATGGGCTGACACCGGTTCCGTGAAGAATATCAAAATCCTGCTGGACGAGCTGGCGGCAGACAACGGCGGGTTCTGGACCCTCCCGGCATTCCTCGGCTCGCTGGAGTTGAACAAGCAGGGCTCCGCAACAGCAGAGTTTACGGCGACGATCTCCGGCGCTGGTTCGCGCGTTTGGACTGACGCCACCTGATGGCTGAGTTGATCACAGAGTGGGCCGGGAAAGATCGTCTTTTCCGGCTCGACTTCGGAGGCGTCCTAGATCTCGAAGAGGCGCTGAACGATGCGATTGGCGCGATCTTCCTGCGCCTGTCGTCCGGACGCTTTTACGCGAGGGATGCTTATCACACGATCCGCCTCGCGCTGATCGGCGGCGGCATGAGCAAGGTCAAGGCGCGACAGCTTGTCGATAGCCGCTTCGATTCCTATCCGCTCTCTGATCTATCAGCCCTCGCTGGTGAGATCCTGATCGCGCTGATGGTCGGCCTTGAGGACACCAGCAAGGAAGTATCCGACGCAGAGCCGGAACGTATCAAGTTCTCGACCGCATCCCAAATTTGCCAGACGTTCAACATGTCGCCGCTCGATCTCCGAGCGATGACCTATGCAGACTTCGCGAACATGGTCGCAGGTTTTAATGCCGCATCGCGCGGGAAGAAGCTCGAACCGCCCACCGATGAAGAATTTGCCGAAATTCTGCGCAAGCACGACCCTGCCGCTTATGAAGACATGATGGAGGCCAAGTATGTCTAACATTGATACCGGCCTCGTGCTTCGACTTGAGGCTTCTCTTACGAAGTTCGAGAAGCAAATGGCCCGGGCGCAGAAGGTTGGTAACGATGTTTCAAAGGGCATCGAGGGCCAGTTCACACGGTCCAACAAGAAGATGTCCCAGGCGGCTGAGCAGTCGGCGGTCGCGATCGGCAAGGGGATGGACCGGCTTCGGGCGAAGTATGACCCGCTATTTCGCGCGTCGAAGCAATACGAGGCTTCCGTCGAAGAGCTGAGCCGCGCGCAGAAGGTCGGGGCACTCACGTCAAAGCAATATGACGCTGCCCTTG